CACTATCGTACGCAGCTGCCTCTCGCAGTGCCTCGTCTATTTGTTCCCTTAGCTGTTTGTCGGGGTCGTCGTTCTTTCTCATCCAATTCAACATTTCATAAATCGTGTCCTTCGCTATCGGAGCTGTGAATCTATCGGGAAACTCGGGGTGTCTCTTCCATTTCCTCTTCAAGAATTGCACTTCTTCGATGCTCTTCAACTCATGTTCGCCTGTCTTACTCGCGGGTGTTAATTCGATGCCAAACTGCGCCATAAACTTCGCTATCTCACTCGTGTTAAACCACATCCATATTGATGGGCGTGTGGATATGGTGAAATCGTCTCCATACACGTTAATCCACACTTCTTCTTTCCATTTCGCATACCGGGGTATTACCTTCTCCGTCCGCGCCAACTGGATAAACGCTATCGCTAAATACTGATACCCAACCAGAGTATTCAATACTACCGTTAGCGCGTTTCCAGAGGGATTGCCTTGAACTTTCTGATGTAAAGTTCGCCGCAGGAGTTGTTTCGTATGCACGAACTCCGATGCTAGCAGTTGCAATGCCCTCTGGTATCCATCCTTATCAAACTCCACCACATCTCCATCGTCGAAACGAATTTCAATGTGGCTTCCTTCCTTCATCTTCTTCCAATACCATTCACCTATACTCTTCATTGCGCTGCTAATCAAATCAGCATCGAGGGTTCCATCGTATCGTCCGTAATCCGCATCGCCATGACACTCTCCAGCTCGTAGCATGTTCTGGGCCACATGAGTCCATCCCACACCGTGAGGGTTAATGCCAACACTTGAGAAGCTCTTCCCACTCGCCCTATACATCGCAGCCGTGAAATGCATGGTTAGCATTCTCACCACAATCGTTAGGTCGAGGGGAGCCATCGTGAATATGCGGGTCTTCACGCTTCTCACCTTTTCCAAAGGTCTTCTCTCATCCTTCAGACAATGTGGCCATATCCAACATGGCAACTTTCCGTTCTTCAACATTATAACATTGTCCTTCACTATCTTTCTCAAACTCGGTTTCATTTTCCATTGCAATGTCTCCGCGTCGAAATCAAAATATCGTTTCTTGCCCAATGGGTTCCGAAGCTTGTATGGCCATCCCGGGGAGGTGTCCATCTTCAACGGCTCATAACCCTCTGACCAAGTCGTGGCGTTGATGGCTAGATCTTCTGTCATCACTCTGACGTCCATCGATGGTGTAAAACTATCAATCACGTCCGCTATCAACCACTCCTCAGCCAACTCTCTGCTCTTTACAGGCAGGGGTAGGGTTCGCACACAATATTTCGACATTGCGTTCTCAAACGGGTCTATTCCTTTCGTGTTTCGGGGGTCTCTCACAGTCAGAATCGCCGGTTCAGTCACATGTTCACGGATTTTGTCGTGTATTATTGTTGGAATAATATCACTCTTGGTGGGATTGTAATCCGCAAACTCTTTCTTCACTACACCTATCGCTCTATATCCGGAGGAAACGTCGGTCACGTCCCACTCATCAATATACGTCGCCATGTGCGCATCGTTTGTGTCCATTCGTTCGCCACGCTCAAGAACCGATGTCATTAGCTCTTGGGTGGGACAATGCCACACTTCCATGTACTCCACCAGATATGTGTAGTCCTATCAGTCGTCGGGGGTATCTCCTATTTGTTGATATGAGGGGGGAGATACACATTCCATTAGTCGTCTTAACAGTGTGTCGCCATCCAGTTCGTACTGCGAACACGTCACTCTCTGTTCTTCCTTCCACATCGTGTTCTACCGTTTCGTCCAGACACTCTGCCACTCCAAAGCGAATCTCATAATCGTCCGCAACTAAACTCTTCGTTAGTAATACCACATCAGTTCTAGTTGCCATCGCCAAATCACTTTCTTTCAGCATATACTTGATCAGGTCAGGTGCCATACTCATCCTTTTGATGTTTAGGATGTATGCGAGATCTTCCCTACCAATCCGGCGAATTTGCGACTTCTTTACGTTGAAGTAAATCGGATCACAATTACAGCCTTCAATAGTGAATAAATCGCCTTCTTCCACATGTCTCACCAAATGCCATGGTACTATCAGGTGTTGCCCACTAGTAGCCAAACCATTGGTAGATTTTCCTCGCACCGTCACCTTATACAAGTGCTTCTTCAACTTATGATTGATCAAATCGCTCGCTCCTTGATCTAATCCTGCCGAGTGGCCATCATTCATATCGTTTACACGTCTCACTGCTCGCGATACTGTATTTGTCTTGCGGAACCGGGGGGTTCGGGGGTCGCCAGATGTTGTGTGATGAGGGATATTACTCTCCATCTCAGGCATCCTCCCCAAATAGTTCCACAGTCCAACAGCGGCCACAACTCCAGTTGTTATAACAACCAGCGTTTTCGCGTTGTCCTTAATCTTTTTCAGCAGTTCATTTTCGCGAATGAATCCTTTTATATTATCTCTCCAAGTGCGCACTTTATTTCCGATATCGCCTAATCCATTGCGCACTATCGTCACTCCTAACTCCTCCATCATTATGTCTTGAGCCTCGTGTGCCTGTCGCATCAAGTGCGGGCGCAATCGTTGGAACTCGCTATATGCTCCGTCGCTTGGTCTTACCTTTCCTTTCAAATACGTTAAGATACCAGATGATATCATCGAATACATACTTGCGCCGTATCTCACAAAAGCTCCCATTGATTGTTCCAACACTTCTTCAGTTAGTAGCCAACCCAATGTCTCGTGCGGGGTCAGTATATTATCTTGCACATAATGCACAACATAACCATACAACTCGCCACGCGACATCAAGTATCCTCCATTTGGTCCGCGTCGTTCATCTTCCGTCTCCAGTCCCGTACCAGCCACTGCTTCAATCGGGATTTCTATCTCGTCATCCATCGGCAACTGCGCAATATTCACGGCCATTGGCCTGAACGGTGGTCGTTCGTGCTTCCACGCAGAACACTCGGGCTCCTCCTCATTCATATGTCCATCATTCATTCGTCTGAGTCCATTTAAGTAGTTCATATCATAAATTTGCGCATC